ATCGTCAGGTCCGTCCCGTCGCCTTCAATCTTCTCACCGTCATCCCCGAACGTCAGCCCGATATTCGCCGGCAGGTTTACATCCCCCACAGGGGTCAGCGTTATGTCTGCGGTAGACGAGATATTCGCGACCTGTGCGAAGTGCAGGTTCGTCGTCGTCCCGTCCCACGCAAGTCTCATACGCTCCAGCGCCGTCTCCGACTCTGCCACCGCAAACACAAGGTCCGTGTCATTGAGGCTTGCTGAGAAGGTGTCGTCGGCTTCGGCCCAAATCGAAGCACCCACGAGAATAGCGTCGGTACCCGCAGTATCGAGGGGTGCCTGGAAGTCGATTCTGCCGAGAATGCCCCCGTCTACATTCGTGGTCTCCGCAGTCTGGAGGTTCAGCGTCCCCGCTCCTGCGGCTGTTGCCCCTCGTACGATGAAGGTATCCGCAGACTCATCCCACAGACTGTAGGCTCCGGCACTGGCCCCAAACATCTTGACGTCAAGTCCGGTATCATCCACGCCGAGGGTGAGACCCGTCGTCGGCGCCAGAGTCATCAGCTCAGTGTTGGTTCCAGCCTTTACACAGTTAAAGGAAAACTCCCCCTCTTCGGAGGTCGACGTATCGTCGACGCACATCACATTCAGGGATGCAAATACATCCTGATTGTCGGCGCTGTCGGGCATCTTGAAGTTCATGCCGACACCCGAGGAGTTGTCGGTCATCTGCAACCCGTCTGCCGGGTCCCACTCGAACGTCAGGTTCGTCTGGACCGCACCCGTGGCATTGTCGAGATCAAGGATACGTGCCGCCAGGATGTCTACGGCCGCCGCGCCCCCGAGGTCCGTCGCCACAGTACCGTCAAGAATGTCAGCGAGAAGATTCGGGTTTACGTCCACCTCGGACCCAAGGATAGGATCTCCGGTGCCGTCTTTTACGCTGTTGTCTGTGAGGCCCGTTCTAACGGCTGTAGACATTTTTCTCTCCTGTTAGGCTGCGATCTTTGTGCTCTTGGTGTTGCTGGCAATGGTGAGACCCTTGAGGCGCCACCACGTATAGCCTTCTATGAGAACCTGCATACCCTGACCCCTGGATGCGCCGGTAGGACGTATGCGGGAACCCACCTCCCCGGTGCCGCCCCAAGGTTCTGTGCCCCAGGCTCCAGCCCCCCAGCCGGCGGCGCCATCGAGGGCATACTGTGCGGAGTTGCCGCCGAACCCCGGCATTCCCTGACGCAGAAGTATCTGTTTTACGGTGACACTGTCGGACTGGTATTTGTCGGCGCTTATGAAAGTCCACCCGTATCTCTTTACGTGCTCCGGCGCCCCCTGCATATAGAACTTCGTGACAGCACGCCGCAACAGGGGGGCGCCATCCCAGTTTATGGTGGTGGTGTCATGCATCTTGAAAACCCTGCCGGTGTTGTCACCGACATACTGGATGTAGTCGTTGTTGTTCTCGTTGAACACCACGCCCGCCGTGAGGTTGGGTTTGCTCAACACAGACCAGCGTGCCGGACGCCCCGGGCGCGCGGTGTTGCCAACAAGAGCTATGGAGGGTATCGTCTGCGTCCCCGTGGGGATGTAGGCGTAATACTCCTTGCGGGCGAGGTTGAAAACCCCAAAGGCCGTATTCATGTTGGTGATCGACCGGGAGTCGTAGATGGGGGCTATGGCGCGGGAGATGTCTACAGGCTCGAAGCCTGCACTGGCGGCAGTGGGAGCTATGGCTTCTATGCCATGCTCAGACATCCAGTAGAGGACGTTCCTGTCGCCGATCTCCCCCTCTTTGATGCTTTTGTGCGTCACCGCGCCGTTGACGCCGCTGACATTGCGGACATTCAGCACCGAGAAGGTGGCGGTGGGGCCTATGCGGTATGTCGAAGACCTTTTGAAGATAAAGAGGTTGTTGGCGAATATCGCCAGGCCCGTGATAGGACCATCGTGGCCCCTGAAGACGTTGAGGTTGCCGCCACCTCCACCTGTAGACCAGTCTTCACAGTCGTCGACGGCAGAGTAGTAAAGTGTCGAGAGATCGGCCATCCATACGCGCCCCTGCCACACCACAGGATACTTGCCGTTACCGGGGGGTGAACCTCCGAGGTCCGTGGCGTCGGTGCCATCATATTTCACAGGATCGTCGGCATCATCGTCATTGCACATCACCAGCAGGTTGGCGGTGGTAGTAGCACCATAAAACATCGTCGCCGACCAGCGAATATCTGCGGTGGTGCTGTTGCCGGAAGCCCGCGCTCCAGATTCTGCAACCCAGTCGCTGGCGGTATAGTGGTATATCTTGCCGTCTTCGGAGCAAGCCACGGGTTTCGTGCCCTTGTCGAAGTCGAAGATCCCCGACACGGGCTTGTCGCCCATAGCCGTAGACCCTACCTGCGTGGCCCCCCACATCGCCTCGGGGTTGTTGCTGTCGCCGGTCCAGAGCATGTTGGTGGCGGTGTAGAGGCCGCCCTTGGGGAAGTCGGGATCTATAGGCGATGTCGTCCTGTACATGCCATATCCAAAGTCAAAGACCCTGTCGTAGTGATAACTCATGACACCCTGTCAAAAAGGATAGAAGACTGTGTGGTGATACCGTAAGTCCACAGGGTGTTGCGCCTGTAGGTCTCCACGCTCATGTTCGTGCCCTCGCGATATTGGCGCTGTTCCCGTGCCACCAGCTGCATGCGCGCTCTCTCATATTGCTGCCCCCAGTAATTCGCCTGATTATGGTCCTCATCATAGAGACACGCCCGCTCCTTTAATTTGTGGGCAACAGCATCATAAGCGATGTCGGGGGCATCCCCCCCGAACATATTGGTGGCGAAAGTTGAGTTGGTTGTCCACTTCAACGTCGCCCAGACCGTAACCAGGTAATCGTCTTTGGGGTAGGGCCAGAAGAGCCACTGTGGATTGTCGGAGGAATCGACGCCTATCTGCGCGGAATGCGAGGGTTTTCCGCTGGTGTCGCGATGGAGGTCCCCGCCCGCGAGGCTCATGATGTGCTGGATGGAGGTCTGCTTTATCTCATCGTTGCCGACGAAATTGCTATTGTCGCCGTAGGAGAAGTGGATGATCTCATCAAGGTTGGAAATGCTGATGGCGTAGACATCTTTGAGGATGACGTAGGAGGACCCCGTCGTCGTACTGCCGACATAGCTGTCGGCAAGGGTAATGGAGTCAGGGGAAGATCCCGTATCCACGGAGCTCACCTCATAGGAGGTAAGGTCCGAGCCTATGCGGATGAAATCTCCAGCAGAGACATTTGTGAAGTTCTCGGCGGCGGCGCCATCGTCGTCTACGGAGGTAACAGTGGTAGAGCCGTTGGTTGCCGCCACCTGCTCCGTCGTAAGATCGTCGGTGAAAACAAACTGATCGCGGAAGAGTGCCCACCGGAACCTGGCGGCTTCGGACAGATCGTGAACAGCTTCGTTGGCCGCATCAATCAGCAGGTTCTGAAGCTGGTTTGTAGCGGTGAAAACCGTAATGTCAGGCTCCCCAATAACCCGCAAAGCCCTATTTACCGTTTGTCCGAGTGTCAACGACATCTCTCACCTCTTGGTGTGTCTCCGTATACCATCTCCGATACCAGTGATCCCGGGCCCCTCGGGCTTCCTTGAGCTGGGCGTGGAGATCTTGAAATTTCTCCTCCAGGATCATCAGCTTGTCGAAGGGCACACTTACGTGGGTAGATCGAACCTCTCCACTATCCCCGGGTGCTTCTCTGCCAGCAAGGCCCGGGCTGCCACCCTGTCCTGAGAATCCGGCGACTTCGCCATAGATTGGCTTCCATAGTGCCATACCCACACCTTCCGATCTACAAGTAGTAGGAGGTCTTCGGCTTTGGCCCTCTCACTCCAATCCAGATCGTCAAAAGGGCCGTTGCCAAAACGCTCATCAAGACCGCCCACCTTCTGCAATGCTTCCCGCGCCAGGCAGACGCAAAAAAAGCTGACGAAGGGTAGTGCCTGGATCTCCGTACCACGATATCCGATCCTCTGCATGCTCAAGACGTTGTTGCTGATGGGCCCTATCGCCCCGATGTGGCCGCGCTTGGTGTCGAGGTGCTCCTGCCAGACATCGATCCACTGCGGCGTCAGGATGGCGATATCATCATTGCAGACTACAACATCATCGCCGTCGCCCAAATGATGCAGCCCGTAGTTCACTGCTTCCGTCCACGTCAGCTTTTCCTGCGGAAACAGGGGGTTGCACGGCTGGCTCAACAGGAGGTCGCAGACCTCCGAGTCGAGTGTCGCGCATACTACGGTAGGAGTCACTGACGGGCAGCTCGCAACCATACTGGCGAGTGTCGTAGCCAACCACGGTGATAAGCCCACTGTGGGAATCAGAATCTCCATTTTCAATAAGTGTCCTTACGAGCTCTGTGCGCGCCTGATGTTCCCCCACCATGCCGGGGTCCGCGAATATCGGGTATCCCATCCTGTGGATCTTCTGGCAGAAGTGACAGTCTTCGCCGCCGAAGTGCGCCACCGTCCCGTCGGGATTCCGATTGAAGATGAACAGTGGGTCCTCGCGCTCGTCGCAGAAGACATCGCGGCGTATGCATAGGAGGGCTCCCCCCACGGAGTAAACCTGCTGGAGTGAGTGGTCTTCGGTAAAGTCCGTAACGGATCTGTAGGTGCCATCTTCGTCCAGGTCGAAGATGCACCAGAAGAGTTTGCCAAAGCGCCATGCCGGCACACACCCCGAGACTACGGGAACACCGTGTTCAGGCAGTCTCAAGATGCGCTCCGTAGGCACGACATCGTCGTCGACCATCACCAGGTAGTCCGCATTGGACTTGCGGGCCTGGACGATGACCTCCGACCTGGCGATGTCTATGCCCACCTTGTTGACGTGCATGTCTGCATCCCAGCCGTTGCTCCTGCACCAGTGCATCCTGGCTATAGCCGCAGGCTGGGCATCGCCGCGCGTCATAAGGCGCATCATGACGTTCATCTTACGAGGGCCTCTTCCCCTTGACCCTGTAGGTGATGGTAAGGCTTATCTTGTCTCCGGCAGCAGCGTTGATGGTGTCGATGACAAGGTTGTTGCCCGTGTCACTGTCAACGGCGGCACCCGAGGGAAACCTCTTGAAATCGACTTCCCCGGCGGTGGCACCGTCTACAATCTCCAAAACATCGCCGCCATCCACCAACCCATCGAAATACACCGAAGCGCCGATAGTGGCATTGGAAGCCCACTCTATATGCTCCACAGCATAACGCGGGTTGGTATAGGCCGACGTGGCGTTGTTGATGTCCAGGATCTTCTCGCCCACAAAGTTGGTGCCGTGGGCGGAATCCCACTGCGCCGTCCACTGCACCGACCCTCTGCGTCCGAGCTCCTGCTGAAATCCCGATGAAATAGGAATTGGCATAGTTGCTTTCCTGTAGCTAAGTGCCTATCGTATAGGAACGCCAACCCAAGAAGGAGGCATTCTATGAATTGCACACATTGTTACAAGACGTTTGAAGACAAGAAACATCCAAACAGAAAATTCTGTTCTATGACTTGTTCTGCAAAGCATAGAGAACGAGATAGCTGGAAGTCTGTGACTTGCCCTGTCTGTGGCAAGACAAGAAGGCTTCAGAAATCCAATCCTGCTAAGTACTGCTCGTCCGAATGTTTCTGGAAGCACAACACAGGATCTAACTGTACCTCCTACAAAGGAGGAAGCCTTACGAGAGATGGTTACTGGCAAATCCAAGTAAATGGAAGATCCGTAAAAGAACATCGACATGTTATGTCTACCCACCTTCGACGCCCTCTTGAAAAAGGAGAGGTTGTCCATCATATAAATGGAAATCGAATTGATAACCGTATTGAAAATTTGATGCTCCTTACTCACTCTTCTCACAGACAAGAACACGCCACATATCGTTCTGATACTCAGAAAGAGTGTTCTGTCTGTGGGAAAATTAAACCTCGGAATCAATTCACACCCCAACACACCAAAGGAAAGGACTTAAATTTGCCCGCATGTAAAGTTTGCATGAACATCAAACTAAAAGCGTATCGAAAACGTAAAAAGAGGTAGGAATAGGCATTGTCTACCTCCTCTTTAGGCTCCGTCGTTCGTCGGAGTAACGAACTTGGTGATAACCGGAGTCGTCGTCGTAAACAAAGCCTCGAAACCGGTATCTGCTGAAGGAGTTGTCGGGTCAGTGATGTAGTTGATATAATTTCCAACGTCCACCGCTGTGATGTGGTTATTGTGCGTGCGCTGTGTCGCTGTGGCAATAACGTAGATGCCAGCAGTGTCAGCACCCCACGCTGCAAGGGTGTTGTTGTTGGCGACCATCCGAGCCGCAGCAACACCGTTGTGGATACACCCGGTGCCGTCGGGGCCGCTGGTCAGGATGTCGCAGCCATCGATGGTGCAAGAAGTCGCCAGAACCTTGATGCCATTCGATGTTACATCAGCGGCATCGAAGATTTTGCAGTTGCGGATTTCCGTAAACTCCGAACCGACATTGATGACGATGGCATCGCGGCCGGCTTCCAGGATCGTGCATCCCTGAACCAAAGCCGCCAGAGCGCCATCATCGGCATCTGTGCCGAGGCTGATGCCGTCCCTGTCGGAATCCGTCATACCCGCCTGATCGATCCAGCAGTTGAGAATCTTCACACCCGAGAAATCTTCTCCGGTGCTGGAGGAGTTCACGTCGATAGCTGCGGTCCCCGCAGTTGCGGCGGTGACGTTATCGTCGAAACGCAGACTGTGGACAGTCACATTGTTCGCGTTGACTGTCAGCATCGAGACATCCGTAGACGTGGAGATCGTCACATTCGGATACTCGCGGGGACCCACCGGATGTGCCGCCGTCAGGGTGACATCGTCTTTCGTCGCCGTCAATGCCGCCGTGATAGCGTAGGCGCCCGGGAGAACTGCGACGACATCACCACGCGCAGCGGTACACGCATCCAATCCCTTCTGGATCGTGGCAAAAGCCTGCTGGGGTGAAAGTCCTGAGTTGCCGTCGGAGGGAGTGGAACCGTTCAGGGCGGTCGTCTCTGCAACGTAGTAGACCGCCGCGCCGGGGTTGTTCGTACCCGTAAAACCTCCGTTGAGGTTTACGTGGTCACTGATGTTCTTGGGATTTGCCATTGCTGCTCCTCGTAGGTTTCGGCTGCCTCTCGGCAGCTACTCGCCTCCCGCCCGGGGCAGTCCCAATTTAACCGCCCCGGGAGAGTTTACGAGAGGTTCACTTCTTGACTGCTTTCTTTACAACCGGTGCGTTGCTCGAAACTTTGCGAAGGGCATCCAGGACCTTCTGGTCCTTCGGGTCACCGTCTCCAACGATAGCAACCAGTTCTTTGACCTTCGAAACTGTAAGTCCAGGCTCTTTCGCCGCAAGCTGCTCGACCACTCTTGCGGGGGTCTTGCCTTCTGTGACCACCCGACGAACGATATCATTAATGCGTCCAAGCTTCATGTCATCCCCCTTTAGGAAGCCGTCGGCAGCATGAGTTCACAGGCCGATGCGTCGGCGGGAGAATGCATGATTCCCGTGACACCCGAAATTCCATCTACGTCCGAGCCGTGCTTCCAGAGCGTTGCCGCTGCGCTGGAGATAGCGTGGCAGTTTAAGCCGGATGCTTCCGCTCCGTCTTCGAGCAGCACACAGATGCCATTGGCGCCATTTGCCCACAAGTGGCATCTGTCGATTGTGGTATTCAGTGCCGTGGCTTCGAGAAGAATGCACGCCTGCGTATTGGTGATATTGCCAGAACGGATTGTGCAATCCCGAATCACGGTGTCATCGCCGGCGATGCTGATAACATCACTGGCGATATTGGCAGACACCTCATCGTAAAACGTGCAACCGATGATGTGGTTAGCATCCGACCCCGTGGGAATGCGGATGGCGATCTGGTCTACATCGTGGAACGTACAACCTTCGATCAAGGCATTTAGGGATGTGTCGTCGGAATCAAATCCGACACCCAACACATCCAGGTCAGAATCGGCTCCGGCCTGATCGAAGAAACAGTTTCTGATAACAGTGCCCGTGACCGCGCCAATACCCGCTCCCGAAATTTGAATGACCTCGGTATCAGCCGTGGCAGTCGCCACGTTGCAGTCGAATGTCAGATTCTCAATCACGACATTGTCAGCTGTGACCTGGGCAGAATTGACATCGGTGGCGTTGACGATAACACACGGCGGGCGCTCGCCTGGTGCTACGTTTACGTATCCCGTGAGCGTCAGGTCCGCAACATCCAACGCCATTGCCGTCGTGATGGTGATACTACCGGGAAGCATGACGATGGTGTCGCCTCGTCCCGACGTACAGTTGTTGACGGCCCCACTGGCCCCATCGATGGTGCTCTTGGGTTCCTCGGGGCGCGTACCCGGGAAGGTGTCAGAGGCACCGACGCCGTTGTAAGCTGCAGTGCCACCACCGACAAAAATCACCTTGCCGCCGGGCTTTTCCAGGTTGACCCACCTGCCGTCAACCTTGTCAAGTTTTGCCATTTATTTCTCCATTGTTGGAGACGGGGGCTTTGGCCGAAGCTACTCACCCCCCTCTATGTGACCCGCGAATCTGCACTGCGGGCGAGGTTTGTTACGCTCCAGTTTAAAAACAGGATCATGCTCCAGGTGAGCCAAAAATCCCACGTGGGTCAGCCCACCCCGAAGATTGCCTGAACAACCCTTTGATTTTAACGTCTCCAGTGTCAAAGTCCAGAATGTCACTGGTAGCAAAGGCTGCGCGCTCATACAGGTTGAGCTTGTGGTTTTCCTTCGCCGCAAGGATAAACCACGCATCCGAATCCGACAGGTAGTCCCAGACCTGAAGTGTCAGGCCCAGACCTTTGACGGGCTGGACGGCATTGGTGTTGTCCTCGGGCGTCTGGTCCGAGTCGAGAATGCGACATGCCGCAAACTGGAGATCCGGCGGCACCAGAAGCGTCTCGGGCTTGATGGACAGGCGCTTGCCGCCGCCGTCCCTCTGGTTGCGGAAGTCGATGAGTGCCTGCTCCAGGCTTGTCGTCGAGAGGTCCGCCGCCGTCGTGAGCTCGTTCTTGTAGGTTGCGCCGTTCTCGCGGATGTGGGCCGTGGAGAATAACTCCAGGCCATCGGCACCCGTCGCCGCCGTGCTGTCGAAACCATTGTTGAAATGGTTTGCGAGTGTCGTCTCCTCCGTTGCGTACGCCGATCTGCCGAGTTCCGCCGGCTGGTCTTCCATCACGTTGTAGAGATCGTCGGCCCACTGTTCCATCGTAATACGTACTGCCGACGCGAACACCGTGTGAGTGTACGTGTTGAGGAAACCTTCAACCGGGGAGGTGTAGTCTACGGCTGCCCCCTCGGCTTTCTGCGTCATAATTCCCAAACCTCCAAACGTCAGCGAGTGTTCCCTGATCTGGTTGCTGTCGTAGACGTTGAAGATTTTGCGTCCCACTGGCTCCCTCTGACTCCACGCCTGATACACGATCATGTGTATCCCACGTAGGGTGGTATCATTGGGAAAACCAGAAGTAGTAGCGAGTGCTGGCATGGTTTATCCCCTTAGATACCGGCTGTGTTAGTCCAGAGGCTTTGCGAACTGATGCAACGCCATATGGCGAAGTCTGCCACCGCTGCATCAGGATCTTTCACGAAGTCAAGGAGTGTAAATCCTTGCTCCGCGGCGGATACAGAACTGTGGTCGATCTCGTGTGCCGACAGGCGCGTGTAGGTGGAGCCGGCCGTCGCGAGATGGTCGGCGTTGTTGCCGATATCCGTTTGTGCCGGGGCGCCACTTCCGTCGTCCTGGGCGTGAAATTCCTGATTTGCGGCATCGGCAACCGGAAGGTCCACGCCTGTCGAGGCCGCGGTGTATCCGAGACAACTGCCGATAATCAGGGTTGAAGCTGCTGCCGCCGATACCATGTTGCCGGTGGCTTCCAAAGCTACCACGTCGTTGATGTAGAGGATCGTGGAGTTGGTGGCCCCGACAGAATAGGGACGGGCGCGCAACAGGGGTGTGGCAACGAAACCAAAGGCAAGGTCTACGTTAGCCATAGGGTTCTACCTCCGATGCGTGTAGCGGTTCTCTCCTGGTTCCAAGTCAAAGGAAATATCCCCACTAGCCACGCGGCCCTCGATATTCCGAGAAAGACGCATGGCATTGTCGTGAGGTACCCCCTGACGCCGATAGTGCTCATAAGCGTTTTTCCCCAGGTCACTCTGCTTGTTCTGAAGATCCTCGGCACGTCCTACGGTTTCTCCCTGTGCTCTGATCCTCTGCTTCCGCAGAGCTTCTCTTCTCTCACGCAAGGGTGCTGGCACTTCCATCAGGACAAGCTCATTGGCGCGTGCCGTCGTATCCTCGCGGGACTGCTGACTTGGCATGTCGGCATCCCCGCGTTCTACGACGCGCATTCCCCAATCCTTGTAACGCTGGACGTTCTTGGCGCTGGCCCACCGCAGTGAGCCGCCACGTCCGCGAACCTTGTCTCTGATTTCCGAGGCCACATAGAGATAGTCGAAGTCATCGAAAGACTCCCCGACAAGCAGTTCTCCAAAGTTTATCTCCTGCTCCTCGTGGGCTTCCAGGGCTTTCATCTTCTCATAGGCTTCCCATCCGAACTCATTCCAGTGTAGCCGCGCGAACTCCATCTTGGTCTCGTGCTGATCGTCAAGATGGTGTCCCATGGCGTTTGTCTGCTCATTCAGGCTCCCCATCGCCGGGGACCACGGGCAGAAGGGACACAGGAGACTGCCGTTCGGATCTGGGTCCAGCTTTGTTCCCGCCCACTGTGCTGCCACCGAGGGCTTGGTGACTACCTTTGCTTCACGTTTTTCGGTAGACATCGTCTACTCCCGGGTATGCACAAAGGTGCGCTGTGAAGAAGTCTGGGATTGTGGCTGCGGTTGCTGGGGTCCCCGCTCCTGAACTGAAGACTGGGGGCCGCCGAGCTCGCGCAGCTGCTCGATCGACATTCCCCGAAACGAGTTCGGGAAACGATTCTGGATCTCTCGAAGCTCCGCATCGTTGTTCTCGCGAAGCTGCTTTTCTGTCGGTCGTCCACCCCCAGGTTGCAGGGGGCTGTTGCCCCCATCCCTGGGAGTAGCGGGGCGTGTGGTAGGACGTATCTCTCCACTGCGGAGCATGTCCGTCCACACCTTGTTAAGGAGGTGCTCTTGATTTCCCTGCTGTCCCCACGCCGGGTTCTGGCGTATCGCATCACCCATGCGCCTTCCGATCTCCTTTTCTGCCGTATCGTCAATAAGGCCGCGAGTCTTCATGTCTGCAAGCTCGCCGGCCATCTGCATCGACGCCGTGACAGACCCGAGTTTGCTGTCGACCTCCTGCTGCATCTCCCGGCGGATCTCTCCGCGAAGGGCTTCCATGGCCTCGATGG